GGCCAACATCGAGACCGATGGCAAGAAAACCCTGACTCGCGGGATGCGTAAGTTCGGCGACAAGTTCGGCCGCATCGCTCTGTGGGTAATGCACTCGTCCGCCTATTTCGACATCGTGGACGAGGCGATCGCGAACAAGGTCTACGAGGAAGCCGGCGTAGTCATCTACGGCGGTCTGCCTGGCACGCTGGGCAAGCCAGTGCTGGTGACCGACACCGCACCGGCTGACGTGATTTTCGGCCTGCTGCCGAATGCCGTTGTGATCACCGAGTCGCAGGCGCCTGGCTTCCGGTCCTACGAGGTGAACGATGAAGAGAACCTCGGCATCGGCTACCGCGCAGAAGGCACCGTAAACATCGACGTGCTGGGCTACAGCTGGAAGGAAACCACTGGCGGTGCCAACCCAACCCTGGCCGCTGTTGGTTCGGCCGCCAACTGGGTCAAGCACTCGGACAGCAACAAGGTCACCGCCGGCGTGATGATTACCCTGACCACCACGCCGCCTGCCGCCGGCTGATACCCACCCCAAGACGCGGCCAGCAATGGCCGCCATGGAGAGAATCATGGAACTCGTTTATAGCAACCAACTGGGTGACTTCGACCCGAACAAGCGCTACCGCAATCCCGATCTGTTCCGCGCAGTTGAGCGTGGCGTGACCAAGGTCATTATCGTGGGCGATTACCCTGAGATCAAAGCCGCCTACGATGCCGCCGAGATCGACGTGGAAGTACAGACTCGCAAGACTCCGGTTACCTCCGCTGCTGGCAAGGCAAGGACTGCCAAGGACAAGGTACCTGCCGGGAAAGAGAGGACGGGCAAAAATGTTCTGACCGGTGGCACCAATGGCACCATCAAGGACGGCACCGAAGACGAGCCGGTCTACATTCCGAAGCTGGAATCGAACGACCAGTGGATCATCATCACCCGCGACGGTGTACGATTCGGCGAGTTCGTCGGCACTGCCGATGAAGCGAAGGCCGAGGCTGACCGCCTGAACGAAGTCAAGGAGTAATCATGCTCATCATCGAGGACGGCACCGGCAAGCCTGACGCGGAAAGCTACGCGAGCGCCGAGGACCTGGCCCTGTATGCCGTTAAATTCGGCACGGTCATCCCTGCGGGCTCTCCCGCGCAAGAGGCGTTGCTTCGCCGGGCCGCCTTGGTGATGGATGGCATGACCTGGAAGGGTCGCAAGTCGAATGGCGAGCAGGCCCTGTCCTGGCCGCGCCGGGAAGTGCTGTTGGATCGCGAGATCAAGCCGGACAACTACCTGCCAGCGCGCATTCAGTACGGCCAGATGGCCCTGGCCTCCGAGATTCATCAGGACGACATCGACCCAATCGACAAGCGAAAGGGTGCTGTAACGCTGGAGCGTGTCGAAGGCGCGGTAACACGCGAGTACGCCACGATCTCCAACACCAGCGGTCGGCTGTTGCCGGCGGCACCGGACCGGCCGAGCGCTACGCAGTTTGCCGACTACCTTCAAAAGCGTGGGCTGTTCGCAGTGCGCGCATAGCTGTAATGGAGACCATCATGGCCTTTTACGACGAAATGGCCGTGATGGCTCTGGAGATGATCACAGAGTTCGGCCAGCCTGTGACCATAAGCAAGACGGAGCCTGGCGAGTACGACCCGGAGCTGGGCGGCGAGGCGCCGGGCGCAACCGTCGAGCAAATCGCCCAGGGCATCCTGCTCGACTTCACCGGCATCGAATTCCAGAACAACAGCCTTATCAGGCAGGGCGACAAGAAACTCAAGATCGCCGCGCAGGGATTGGCCTGGGTGCCCGGGCTGCTCGACAAGGTGGTCGCCCAAGGCCGCACCTGGTCAATCGTACCTCCTCTGAAAGAGATCAACCCCGCCGGCACACCGATCCTGTACGAGCTGCAGGTGCGGTCGTGAGTCGCGCAGGCGCCGGACAACCCGGTAGCTTCGCCCTGAGCCTGGCCGAGTTCGCCGCCCAGACCAGCGAAGCCATCGACGCCAGTGTGCGCGAGATCATCATCGAGGTGGGCAGCAGCCTGATTCGCATGTCCCCCGTGGGTAACCCGGAGATCTGGGCGCAGAACGCAGTGGCGACCCAGTACAACAAGGCCGTCGACGATCACAACAGCGCACTGCGTAGTGATCCGGCCAACCTCACGAAGGCCGGAAGGCTCAAGAAAGGCCGCAAGCTCAACGACGGCATGGACATCAAGGCGCCCGAAGGCTACGTCGGCGGCCGGTTCCGCGCGAACTGGCACATCTCGCTGGGCGTGGTCGAGAGCGTTACCTTCGACGAGGTGGATCCGAGCGGCGCCGAGACTACCGCGGCGCTGGTCGCAGCAATGAGCGACTTCACCGCCGGCCAGATGGCCTATATCATCAACAACTTGCCCTATGCCATCCCGCTGGAGTTCGGCCATTCCACCCAGGCTCCCGGCGGCATGGTCCGGGTAACCGTTGCTCGCTTCCAGCAGATCGTGCTGGAGGCAATCAGGAACAACCAGGTATGAGTCACGCAATCATCGCATCGATCTACGAGGCCAAGCTCATCGCTTGGAACGCTGCCAGGTCGGAGAAGCTGAAGATCGTGTTCGAGAACACGGCCTACACGCCGGCGGCAGGCGAGACGTATTTGCGTGCTTTCACAATTCCGGGCGATACGGCGAGCAACACGCTTGGCGGCGATCACCGGCTATACACAGGCATGTTCCAGGTCAGCATCATCGCGCCGGCGGGGACCGGCAAGACCAACCCTATTGCTGCCGAAATCATCGCGCTATTCCCGCTGTACGTTCGCGATATCAAGAATGGCTTCGTTGTCACGCCGATGACTCCGGTGGATGTCGGCCCAGGCATTACTGGCGATTCAGCCTATACGGTACCTCTGTCGTTCTCCTACCGGTCCGACACCACGCCATAACCCGCCCGTTGGGCAAATCCTGAACCCGCCAAGTGCGGGTTTTGTCATTTCTGCAAAGAGGAAAACCCATGTCTGTTTATTTCCCCAACGGGGCAACACTTTCGATTTCCAGCGGATTCGCCGCCGCTAAGCTGATTTCTGCAATCAGCAACGCGAACCCCGGTGTCGCCACCAGCGCCGCAAACGGCTTTGCCAATGGCGATATTCTGCTCGTCACCTCGGGCTGGGAGGACATCAACGAGCGGGCCGTGCGTGTATCCAACGCTGCTGCCGGTGTATTTACCCTGGAAGGCATCGACACATCCAATGTTGCTTTCTTCCCGGACGGCATCAGCGGTGGCACTGCCAAGAAAGTTACCGGATGGGTAGCCGTCAACCAGGTGATCGGCAACTCCATGTCCGGCGGCGAGCAGCAGTATTGGACTTACGCGCCGCTCGAAGCGCGTCGCGACAAGCAGATCCCGACCACCAAGAACGCGCAGGCCTTCGCCTTCCAGCTGGCCGATGATGACAGCCTGGCTTGGTACGAAGAGCTTGATAAGGCTGACCGCGAGAAGGAAGTACGCATCTTGCGTATGTCGCTGCCCAACGGCAAAACGATCTACTACGCCGGTTATGCCTCCTTCAACAAGACGCCGACGCTCGTGCGCAACGAAGGCGCGGCCGTCTCCTTCGGCTTCACCATCAACGCCGAGATCACCGCGTATCGCGCGCCTGTTGTCGCTGGAGGCGGGGCTTAATCATGGCGAAGTTCAAGATCGCCCAATCACCGACGTTTCTGGGGGCCGTGATGGTCCCTGTAGTCGGCCAGGATCCGGTGAAGGTGGGCTTCACCTTCAAATACCGAAACCGTATCGAGCTTGCAGCGTTGTTCGATGAGTGGAACCAGCGGCGCAAGGACGGCCTCGATAAGTTCGGCGAAAAGCCCTCCGTCTCCGAAATCGTTGCCGTTGATACCGAAAACCAGATTCAGCAAATCAAGGATTTGGTTGTGGCTTGGGAGTTCGACGACAAGTTTGACGACGAGAGCATCAAAGCGTTGGTGACGTCCTGTCATGGCACAACCGAGGCTATCGTAGACGCCTATCAGGATGCTTACTCCAAGGCTCGCACGGGAAACTGATACGCGCCGCCCGCGCCCTGTATGAGTCCCCGCCGGATGCCGAGCAGATCGCTGCTTTCGGCTGGGACGCAGAGGACATGGAAGAAGAGTTCGATGTTTGGCCGTGCCTTTGGCCAGCCTTCTTGCTGTTCAATCGCATGTCCACCCAATGGCGAGTAGGCGCCGGCGGCGCGATCGGTCTCGATTACAGCAGCATCCGCGACGTGGCCGGGTTCCTCGGCATCAAGAAAAAGAAACTCGCTGAAATCTTCCCTGACCTTCAGGTGCTGGAAGGCGAAGCCCTGCGCGTCATGGCGGAGGAAAGGGAAAACAGCCCGTAACCACGGGCACTTATTCAAGGTGAGTCGATGAACATTGCAGAGCTCGGCGTCAAGATCGACTCGGCCGATGCCATCCAGGCGAAAACGAGCCTGGATGAAATGGCGAAGGCCGGCGGCCGAGCCGAGCAGTCCGCCGTTTCGCTGATGAACGAAATGCAGGCGCTGGAAAAGTCGCTGTCCACCAGCGCCAAAACCACCCAGGACCTGGCAAAGCAGCGTGACGCTCTCGCCAAGCTGACCAAGACTGGCGCCTACGGTGAGGCCGAGGCTGCGAAGATCTCGGCTCAGCTCGACAAGCAGCAGGTGGCGCTGGCCAAGTCCGCTATGGACGAGCAGAAGGCGCTGAACAGCCTGCTGGGAGCCATTGACCCGGCCCGCGCGGCGCTGGCAAAGCTGGACAACCAAGTCGAGCAGTTGGGCAAGCACCTCGACGAGGGCCGGATCAGCCAGGACCAGTACAACAGCGCCCTAAGCAAGATCGACAAGGACTACGGGAAACTCGAAAAGACCGCCACCGGTTTCGATAAGCTGCGCCTCGGCACTCGCCAGGCCCAGGAAAACGTTGTTCAGCTGGGTAATGCGCTCTCGTCGGGTGACTGGGGTAGCGGCGTTCGTGCCGTCGCGCAGTTGGGCGCCGGTGCTGGTGCGGGCGCTACCGGGTTGCTGGCTATCCTGGCGCCGTTGGCGCTGGCTACTGCCGCGGTCGGTGGCCTGGCCGTTGCTTACTACAAGGGCAGCGAAGAGCAGGATCGCTACAACAAATCGCTGATCCTTACTGGCAACTACGCCGGCGTGAGTGCGGGGCAGTTGGGCGACATGGCGCGGCAGGTCAGCGCTACGGTGGGCACCACCGGCCAGGCGGCCGCAGTCTTGGCGCTGCTGGCTGAGAACGGAAAGATCGCCGGCGATAGCTTTACCGGCATCACCCAAGCCGCAGTATCGATGCAGGAAGCCACGGGCAAGGCAGTAAGCGAGACGGTTGCCGAGTTCGTGAAGCTCGCCGATGACCCGGTTAAAGCCTCTGCAGCGCTGAACGAGCAATACCACTACCTCACCGCTTCGGTTTACTCGCAGATTGCCGCGCTGGAAGAGCAGGGCGACCACGCGGGAGCCGTGAAGCTGGCGACCGAGTCCTACGCCGACGCGATCAATGAGCGCACGCCGAAGATTCTTGAGAACCTGAGCTTCTGGGAGAAGGCATACAACGCTGTCGCCCAAGCGGCGGACGGCCTGAAAAACGCCGGCCGCCGAGACATCAACTCAGACATCGAGAATGCTCGCGCCGGCCTGGCTGAAGCTCAGGGCATGGATGGCCTGTTCCAGAGCCAAAAGTCCAAGGATGCATTGATTGAGTTCAGGCAAAACCGCCTGAACATGCTGGAGGACGAAAAGGCGGCTCAGGCGGATATCGCAAAGTGGGAGGGCGATCAAGCAAAGGCGCAGCTTGCGTCCCAGCAGGCGATGATCAAAGTCGATGCGCTCACTAAATCGACGTGGACGAACGAGCAGAAACGAAACGAAGCTCTTAAGGAATATCGCCAGCAACTTGCTGACATTAGAAAAACAGACCCAAAGGACTCGCGCCTTGATAAGTCTGTAGTCGATAAAAACATCTCCAACATCAACGAAAAGTTCAAGGACCCGAAAGCCGCTGGCACCCAGGTCGACCTGACCAGCTTCAACAACGCCAAAAACGACCTGGCGGCGATCACCGACACCTATAAAAACTACCAGAAGGAACTGGAAGCGGCGCAAAAGGCAGGCCTGCTATCCGAGGAAGATTACCTGCTTCGTCGCCAGGCTCTGATCGGTAACGAGCTTGACCAGGTGACGGCAGCCTACGAGGCCGAGATATCCGCCCTGGAAGCATCCAAGGCCAAGAAGGGCACCTCGGCCGCGCAAAGTATTCAACTGGACCAGAAGATCGCCGATGCGCGCGCAGGGATGGTCAAGGCGCAGAAGGATGCCGACAGCCAGCTTGAAGTACTGGCTACCAACGAGACGGGACGACTCGCCAAGCAGGAGCGTGCGATCAGTTCCTATGTACAGGCACTGGGGCAGCAACAGCGAGCCCTGGAGTTGGCCGGGCAGCGTGCCGTGCTGGGCGTTGGCCAGGGTGATCGCCAAAACGCATTGAGCGGTCAGCTGAACAGCCAGCAAGACCGGTTTGCTCAGCAGTCGCTTGATCTGGAAAACCAGCGCTCCGACCCGTCGCGGAACATGTCGGAGGAAGAGTTCAAGCGGAAGTCTCAGGCGCTCGCCGACGCGAACAAGAAAGCCACCGACCAGATCAGGCAAAACTACGCTGACGTGGAGAGCGCCCAGGGCGATTGGACCAAGGGCGCTACGGCTGCCTGGGAAAACTACCTAGACTCGGCAAAGGACATTGCAGGACAGACGAAGAGCCTATTCGGCAACGCTTTCAGCTCCATGGAGGATTCCATCGTCAACTTTGCCATGACCGGCAAGGCGTCGTTCTCGGACTTCGCCAAATCGATCCTGGCCGATATGGCGCGCATCGCCACCCGGCAAGCGGCATCGGGACTGCTCGGTTCTCTCGTGGGGCTTGGCGTTTCGGCGGCAGGCGCGTATTTCGGAGGAGGCGCGACACCAGCATCGGCTGGCTCAACCGCTGCAGGCTACAGCCCTGAAGTGCTGGCGGGCTGGTCTGGAGTCACCCAGGCCAAAGGTGGTGCATGGGCGAGCGGCATCCAGATGTTCGCCGACGGCGGTGTGTTCACCAACTCGGTCGTAAGCAAACCCACGGCATTCGGCATGGCCGGAGGCAAAACAGGCGTCATGGGCGAGGCGGGGGCGGAGGCGATTATGCCGCTGACTCGCACGTCGAGCGGCAAGCTTGGCGTCATGGCTATGGGCGGCGGTGGAGCAGGCGCAACGCAGATCAATGTAGAGGTACACATCGATGGTGACGGTAACGCGTCGTCTACTGCTGACGCACCAGGCTACGACCTGTTTGGCAAAGAGCTGGCGACCTTCGTAGAGCAGAAGTATCAAGAGCTGCGCTCGAAGGACATGCGCCAGGGCGGCGTCATCAACAAAGCAATCAAGGGGCGCTGATGGCAATCGAACGATTCACCTGGGCAACGGAGAAGGGCGCGGAGGGCGATATCACCCAGCGCGTTCGCTCCAAACAGTTCGGTGATGGCTACGAGCAGTCGGTCGAGGATGGCCTGAACAATCGATCGCAGTCCTGGCCGGTGACCTTTACCGGTCTGAAACCGCGAATCAAGGAAATCATGGCCTTCATCGACCGGCACAAAGGAGCGAAGGGCTTCCTGTGGGAGCCACCCCTTGGCGAGCTTGGCCTCTACAAGTGCAACGGCTACAAGCCGATTCACCGCGGCGGCCAGGTCTACGCCATCACTGCCACCTTCCAGCAAACCTTCCACCCCTGAGATAACCACCCATGGCATTGATCACGGACATCCAGAAACTGGAGCCCGGTGGCGAGATTCGCCTATTCGAAATTGACGGGACTGAGTACGGTGCCGATTACCTGCGGTTTCACGGGCACGCAATCCCGCACACGGCTGAGGAACTGCTGGCCTACGAGCATTCGGATGATGAGCTGCCCGCCAAGTCGATTATCTGGCAGGGTCAGGAGTACGCGGCCTGGCCGGTGCAGATTGAGGGTATTTCCTCGAGCAGCGACGGTACCGCTTCTCGGCCGACGTTCGCTGCCGGCAACGTCAACGGGCGTGTAACGGCGTTGTGCTTGGCCTTCGAGGACATGCTGAAGTTCAAGCTGACGGTTCGCGAGACCCTGGCCCAGTACCTGGATGCGGCCAACTTCCCCGATGGCAACCCAACTGCTGACCCAACACAGGAAGCGCTGGAAATTTGGTATATCGACCAAAAAACCAGCGAGGACGGCGAGGCTGTGGTCTGGGAGTTGTCTTCACCGGGCGAGATCGATAACCACGGTCTTCCCGGCCGGCAGATGACCACCTTCTGCCATTGGGCCATGACCAATGGTTACCGGGGGCCGGACTGCGGGTACACCGGAGCGGCGATGTTCGATGACGAGGACAACCCCACCGATGACCCAGCCCTGGACCAGTGCAAGGGCTGCCTGTCGTCCTGCAAGCTGCGCTTCGGCGAGAACAACGAACTTTCCTTCGGTGGATTCCCCGCCGTTTCCCTGATAGCACGGAGCTGACCATGCGCAAGCACGTCATTGACGCCATCCAGGCGCATGCGGCAGCCGAGTATCCGCGAGAGTGCTGCGGCCTGCTGCTGGCCATTGGTCGCAAGCAGAAGTACTTCCCGTGCCGGAATATCGCCACGGAGCCGAGCGAGGAGTTTCGTCTCGATCCCGAGGACTACGCAGCGGCGGAAGACTTGGGCGAAGTGATGGGCATCGTTCACTCCCACCCGGACGCAACCAGCAGGCCGTCACCGCATGATTTGGCCATGTGCGAAGCCACGGCGCTGCCCTGGCACATTCTGTCCTGGCCCGAGGGAGATTTGCGGGCGATCACGCCAACGGGCAGCACGCCGTTGCTCAAGCGTCCGTTCGTGCACGGCGCCTGGGACTGCTGGCAGGTCTGCGCCGATTGGTACCAGCGCGAATGGGGTTTGGAATTTGAAGCCTTCAAGCGCACTGATGGCTGGTGGGAGAGCGCAGAAAGCACCAGCCTGTACGAGGCGAACTACGCCGCCGCTGGCTTCAAGCGGGTCGACACCCCTCAGCGCGGCGACATGATCGTTATGCAGGTCGGGCGCACGGCTCACCCGAACCATGCCGGGATTTACCTGGGTACTGATCCGGCGTTACCAGAGGAAGAATCGGGCGCCTTCGGGCCTGGCCCCTTCTTGCTGCACCACCTGTACGGCAGGCCGTCCGAGATCATCGTCTACGGCGGACCATGGCATGACCGAACACGCCTGATCCTCAGGCACAAAGACCGGCGTGCATCATATGATGTGAAGGAGGTACTTCAGCAAGTTAATGGACGGTGAGCAGCAGTGGGTTCTCTTCTTCAAAGATGTTTTGCTCAGGCATATTTCTGGAGAAAAACCCCTCAAATACCACCTGGAATCTCTCCCGACAGTCGTATAGCTGTGCTCTCTTGAGGTTACGTATTTTGTAGCCGTCATTCCGATCGAGGTGGCAGCCAAATGAAAGGAGACAGTGGCTGAAGATGCGAAACACCTGCCAGTAGAGCTCAGGGTCGATTTCCTCTTCCTTGGCCAATTGGTAGAGAGCCCACTCTAAGAGCCAGTATTCATCTTGTGCCCAGAGCGCGTGCTCGTGTAGTTGACCATTGAATGAGTTTTCGTCGTAGTCATCGCACCGCGGGAAGTTTCTTTGAACTACAAATCGAGGGTCCATCACGAGGTTCCTTATGTCTGCGTGGCAGACCGTTCTTTAACCACGACGATGATCTAAGCTCGGAGGGCCAAATGCAAATCATACACCGCTACATGCTGACCATTCATGACCTCTTCACCATCACTGGTGGCGGAATCTGCGGCGCTGAAGCCGAAGTCGCCATTCTTGATGGCGGTGTCGAGATTGATCGCGTGAAATTTTCCGGCAAGTGCCAGAGCAAAGGCGGCTACAGCCGCAGCTACCATGGCAAGTCAGGGCTTCAGGCTGCGCTTGTATCTGGTCCGGGTAAAATCGATTTTGGCTTGGCGCAGGCAGTCGCTATCTAGGCTCTTCGCCGCCACCCATAAACTCATCGGTTCCTAGCCTGTGCGACCCATACTTCACAGTGTGGTCATCACCTAGACGCTCAGCCTCGATCTCTGCGACATTCTTGTCGGCGTAGATGTCAACATAGCTCCATGGATCATTGCGACCCACTGCCCACCCCAGCACCCATCCAGGCATATCCGGATCTGCTGGTAGATTTTTCACGAGACTTCTGACTGACATGGCCATTACTTGGTAATTGAAGGCGCAACGCTACTACGGCAATCGTCAGGCGAGTTACTGGCATTCCATCCACACTGGATGCTTGAACAGACTGGAATCTATTTGAACGCTCAGTGATGATGGCTCACTGCCTTTCTCAAGGAGACGAGTCATGGCGTTGCGCATCAGAAAGAGCATCAAAATTGCCCCGGGCGTGAAGATCAACCTGAGCAAAAGTGGAATCAGTACATCTTTAGGCGGAAAAGGCAGCGCTGTTAACCTTGGCAAGCGTGGGGCGCGAGTCACTACAAGCATTCCAGGTACGGGCATTTCCTCGTCAAAGCTCTACGGGACAGGCAAGAGGGCTGCACAGCCTGCGGTATCTACCCCCTTATGGGCTCATGTTGTTGCGTGGCTGATAGTCGCCGCTGTTCTTTGGTGGATATTCAGCTGACGTTGGCGTGCAGCTTCTTGCCTCTGCCCTCTAGTGCTACAGTCCCGCCAAACCAAAGAGGGAGCGACATGGACGTGGCACCGAAATTTGTACCAGACGGATTGATATATGGATAGGCTTGATCGCTTAAACGATCTGTTGCGCGAGCATGACTGTGTCATGTCAATTGGCATAGCATTCGACGATTTCAAATACGATTTTTCGTTGACGCTGTCGGCCGATGAGTCAGGTTTGGATGCGGTAACTCTTTCTTTTCATGATGTCAGCGCTCTTGATTTGAACGGGTTTGGTGGTGGGCTGACCCAGTTCATGCATCTTGAGGCATACCGTTTATCTGATGGCCTCGACAGAATCCGGTATGAAATCAGAGATCTGAGTGGCGGGAAGATCTCGTTCAAGTTTTTCAATTTTAGCGGGTCAAATATTCAGAGGTGATCATGCGGATTTTTATAGCGGCGGTGGCAGCGGTGGTGCTGGCGGGGTGCGAAAACACCCCAATATCAGCCGACAAGGCTGACCCTATACCCGCAAACCGAATTTACGCCTTCACACAAAAAGGTGATTCTGAACTAGTCGTCACTCGTGATAGCGGGATGAATCAAGGAGGGTTGAAATTAAAATTTTATATAGACGGAACGCTGGCAGCAACTTTCGGTCAGGGTGAAGTTGGTAGATTTGGTTTGACTCGAGGAACGCATATTCTTGCTTTAAGTGATGGCTCTGCGCTAGTCGAATCAGAGATTGAATTGGCGCCTGGGCAGACGGTAAGGCGTAGGATTTCTGTATCTATGCAAGGTTTCGAGCTCTCACCGACATCACTGTAAACATGCTTTGGAGTGGTTGATGCTGAATGTAAAGCTAAAAGCGCTATTCACGCTGATATGTATTGTTGTGTTAGCAGATATTTTGGTTGGGTGTTCAATGAAACCGGTCACCGCACAGGAGGCAAAACCAATATCTTCGGATCGACAATATGCATACAGTGCAGAGGATGAAGCGTCATTGGTGGTTACCCGAGACAAAGGCTTGATCGAGGGTGACGGCGGCATCCGTATGGATGTTCTGATTGATGGCAAGTTAGCGGCAAAAATAAAGGCGGGTGAAGTGGTGCGGTTTGGATTAAAGGCAGGGACGCACATCGTCGCGGTCACTATCGGTAGTACATTGGTGGAGCGTGAGGTAAATCTGAAAGTTGGAGATAAAGTTAGGCGTCGCATAACCTATTACAATAATATTGATATCACGCCGACTGTATTTAAGTGAATGGGGTACTACTCCATTTATATGGGGCTGCTTGGCTATTTATGTCGTTGGTTATTTTTGCTTTAGCCATAATGTAGGAATTTGCCGTAGGGATGATATGCGCATAGTTATAGCAGTGGTAGCGATGGCGATGCTGGCGGGATGCGCCTCATCGGCGATATCGGTTAGGGATGCGAAGCCGGTCCCCACGGATGAGGTCTATGCCTTCCAGACTAAACCGGCTGGCGAGAGCGGAAAAATCACTGTGGTGCGCGACTCTGGCGCGGTCGGTTCTGGCTGCGACATCGTTGTTTATGTCGACGGCCGCAGGGCTGCAAAAATCGGGACTGGTCAACGGGCCACATTCTACCTTCCGCCAGGGGCGCCCAATCTCGGCGCAGGCCTGGCTGGCTCTGGCTTGTGCGCAGGCGCTGCAATTCGAACCATCGCAGCAACGGTGCAGCCAGGCAAGGAAAGTCTGTACCGTATCAGCGGCGACATGGCAGGGTTCTACATAGGGCCTTATGTCGATTACAACTGAATCAAGAAAACCTTGAAACCGCCTCCGGGCGGTTTTTTATTACCCCGGAGAAAGTGATGCAGGCATCAGCGATCAACTACCAAGCCATGACGACGATTCGCCTGCACGGGCAACTCCGACAGTTCGGAAAGTCCTTCAGGCTCGCTGTGAAGTCGCCGGCGGAGGCGATCAAAGCACTATGCGTGCAGATCCCTGGATTCGAGCGGTTTCTTTCGAATGCCAAGTCGCGCGGTCTTGAGTTCGCGGTGTTTCGCGATAAGCGCAATATCGGGGAGAAGGAGCTGACCTACAACGGTGCTGGAGACATCCGCATCGCGCCGGTAGTTGTAGGCAGCAAGCGCGGCGGTATTCTTCAAACCATCGTCGGAGCGATCTTGATTGTTGTGGGTGTTATTTTCTATGCAACACCTTTCGGCACTCCGCTCATAGGCGCGGGCATTGGCCTTGTCGCCGGCGGCGTGATCCAGATGCTCAGCCCCCAGGCAGGCGGCCTAAAAACCAGCGCCGCGCCAGAGAACACCCCCGGTTATGCCTTCGGTAGCGCCAAGAACACCACGGCGTCGGGTAATCCGGTTCCGCTCTGCTACGGAAAGCGCCGGGTTGGCGGGGCGATCATCAGCGCCGCGATCTATGCCGAAGATCAGATGTAGCGAACACCTGAAACACCGCTGCCGCCCATGAGGCGGTTTTTTATTGCCTGGAGAAAAGCATGGGCGCAGCACGCAAGATTGACATCCACGGCGCCAAGGGCGGCGAAGATAAACCAAAAACGCCGACCGAAGCGCCAGACAGTCTTCGTTCTGTCGCCATTGCCAAGATGCTCATTGCCATTGGTGAGGGCGAGTTCGAAGGGACGCCAACCGCCAAGGATATCTACCTCGACAACACGCCGCTGCAAGACCCGCAGGGCAACATGAACTTTCCGAACGTGAAGTGGGAGTGGCGCACCGGTGCAGTTGACCAAAGCTATATCCAGGGCATCCCTTCAGTCGAGAACGAGACCACCATCAGCACCGAGCTGCGCAGCGGGACGCCATGGGTGCGGGCCATCAGCAATACCCAGCTTTCCGCCGTGCGCGTTCGCTTCGCGTGGCCGTCGCTTCAGTCCGTGGACTCTGGCGGCAACGTCAATGGCTACCGGATCGAATACAAGGTTGAGCTAGCTACCGATGGCGGCGCCTATCAGCAGGTGCTGAGCGAGGCGGTAGACGGCAAGACCACCAGCCTGTACGAGCGCACACGCCGTATCGATCTGCCAAAGGCCACCACTGGCTGGCTGATGAAAATCACCCGGCTGACCATCAATCAGAACAACAACAAAATCTCCGACACCATGCAGATCGCCGGCTTCACCGAGGTGATTGATGCCAAGATTCGTTATCCGAACACCGCACTGCTCTATATCGAGTTCTCTGCTGAGCAATTTCGCAGCATCCCGGCGGTGACCGTCGAGACCAAGCTCAAGAAGATGCAGGTGCCGAGCAATTACGACCCGGTGTCGCGTTCATACGCCGGGATCTGGGATGGCACCTTCAAGCAGGCTTGGACCGATAATGCGGTCTGGATGACCTACGACATCACCACGGCCGACCGCTTCGGCCTGGGCCGTCGCATCAAGCCGTGGATGGTGGACAAGTGGGAACTGTACCGCATCTCGCAGTATTGCGACCAACTGGTGCCGGATGGGAAGGGCGGCATGGAGCCGCGCTTCATCTGCAACCTGAACCTGCAGAGCAAGGCTGACGCCTGGTCGCTGCTTCAGGATATCTCGACCATCTATCGCGGCATGACCTACTGGGCTCAGGGCCAGGTATTCACGCTGGCGGATATGCCGCGCGCGGCCGACTTCGACTTTGCCTACACCCGGGCAAACGTCATCGATGGCAAATTCACCTACTCGAGCGCGTCGGAGCGCACCCGGTACACCCGGGCGCTGATCAGCTACGACAACCCGCTGAACAACTACGACACTGACGTCACTGCGGTGACCGACCAGAAGCTGCAGCGCCGCTACGGTGACAACCCACTGGAGATCAGCGCAATCGGCTGCACCCGCGAATCCGAGGCCCAGCGCCGTGGCAAGTGGGCGCTGCTCACGAACTCGAAAGACCGGGTCGTCACCTTCAAGGTCGGCCTCGATGGGCGTATCCCGCTGCCCGGGTACGTGATCCCGATCGCCGACGAGCTTCTCGCCGGCCGACCAGTGGGCGGGCGCATCTCGGCGGTGAACGGAAAAGTCATCACCTTGGACCGCGACACCCAGGCCAAGCCCGGCGATAGGCTGATCCTCAACCTGCCAGACGGCAAGTGCGAGGGGCGCACCGTGCAGTTGGTCAGCGGCCGCCAGATCACCGTGACAGTGGCTTACTCCGTGGTGCCCGAACCTGAACTGGTGTGGGCGCTGGATGCCGATGATTTGGCCATCCCGCTTTACCGTGTGGTGAGCGTGGCCCGGCCAGAGGCTGGCGTGTTCGAAATTTCGGCGGTTCAATACGACCCGAGCAAGTTTGCGCACATCGATACCGGCGCGCGCCTGGAAGAGCGGCCAATAAGCGTTATCCCGGTCACCGTGGTTCCGGCGCCTGCGAGCGTCACGATCACATCGAACGTGTCGATCGATCAGGGCTTGGCGATCAGCACCATGAACATTTCGTGGCCTGCCGTGAACGGCGCGGTCGCCTATGACGTGGAATGGCGCAAGGACAGTGGCAACTGGATAAAAGTGCAGCGCACCGGTTCAGCAAGCGTCGACGTAACCGGCATCTACTCAGGCGCCTACTTGGCCCGGGTGCGCTCGGTGAGCGCCTTCGAGATCTCGTCTATCTGGAAAAGCTCAAGTCTGACCAAACTGGAAGGGAAAATCGGTCTGCCGCCGGCGGTGTCGTCGCTGACCACCACAGGCGAGCTGTTCGGTATCAGCATCAAGTGGGCCTTCCCGCCAGGCGCCGAAGACACGCAGCGCACCGAGGTTTGGTATGGCCCGGCCAATGACCTAAGTTCGGCGACGAAGCTGGCCGACCTGGCGTATCCGCAGGCCGACTACCGCATGCAGTCTCTGCTGGCGGGCACAACCCTGTTTTTCTGGGCGCGCCTGGTGGATCGCACCGGCAACGTTGGTCCGTTCTACCCAGTGGTCAACGGGGTTATGGGGCAGTCCAGCTCCAATGCGGGTCCGATCCTCGAGCAGATCAAAGGGCAAATCGACGAGACGGCGCTGGGCCAATTGCTGAAGGATCGCATTGACCTCATCGACGGCAATGGGCCTGGCTCGGTAAATGGCCGTATTGATGCGGCCAAGGACGAGCTGGAACAGCTGATCGGCGAGGTTGTCGACGCGCTGGAATACGTGCCCACCAAGGCCTATGCGAAGGGCGATATTGTCCGCACCGGCCAGCGCCTGTCCCAGGCCTTGAAGGCGGTGCCTGCCGGAAAGGCACCGCCTGATGCAGAGTTCTGGTTTGACATAGGCACTATTGCCGAAATCACCTCGGCCATGGCGCTTCAGATCCAGCAGAACTCGGCCACGATAAACCAGCAAGGTCAGGACATAAGCGCCCAGGCTCAGCAGCTGAACGCGGTCAAGGCCACTGTGAACGATCCTGTCACTGGCGTGAATGCCACGGCAAGCGGGCTCAGCACGCTAAAAGCCTCGGTGACCACTCTCGACGGCAAGGTCACCACCACGGCGCAACGTGTCGACGGCATCTATCTGCAGGTCAATCCACCGCTTCAGGGTGATGACACAGCACTGATGGGTTCCGAGGCCAGCTACGTCGGCGTTTGGTCGACTCAGTCCGCCTTGATCGAGGGCGACCTGGTGCAGGGCCAGCGTACCGACGTTGTGGACGCGAAGGTCGCGACCACAGCCGCCGCTGTTGTCGCTGAGCAAACGGCACGCATCAATGCCGACGGCGCGCTGTCGTCCAGCATTGAAACTGTCAAGACGACGGTAGGCGGAAACTCGCTGGCCATCCAAACCAACAGCACCGCGATCCAGACGGTGAGCGGAAAGATTGCGGCCAACTGGTCAGTTCGCATGCAATATGAATCTGCCACCGGCATATATAAGTACGCTGGTATTGGACTCGGGCTGGAAAATGGCCCGGGCGGCCTTCAAAGCATGTTCGTTATTAGCGCCGATTTGTTCGCTATTGAGCAGGCTGGATCCGTACCTTTTGCGCTCAAAGGAGGTCAGGCTTTTCTCAAAAACGCCTTCATTGAAGATGGCGCGATTACAAACGCGAAGATCGGGGCATATATCAGCTCTACGAACTACATCGCCGGCCAGCAAGGATGGATCCTCAATAAGGACGGAACATTTGAGATTAATGGGCTTGTCCCTGGTCAAGGCCGTTCGGTGATGACGAACCGCTCACTGCGCTTCTGGGATGTGAACGGCGTGAAGCGAGTTCAGCTGGGAGATCAAACTGAATGAGTGAAGGTCTTAGAATATGGTCGGCCAATGGACAGCTCGACTTTGATACAAGCACATCGACTTATAGGATAGTTGTCTCTGCTTTAGTTTCTTTTGAAGTAGGCGGTAGAATAACAAAAACCTTTGATGCGCCAGGCTGCAATGCGACTAATGCAGTTTGCTTTATGCTTCCCTTAAATAACAATAACGACGCTAACTTTCCGACCAATCGGCAGCTAGAGTGTGAAATGGGTAATGGTGTGGTTTATGTTAGGAATTTTCTCCCGACCAACCCAAACAACTCAATAGCACAGTCAACAATGCGATTGATAATTGCAAGGTGGGCTTAATGACTTATGGTTTGCAAGTCACCAATGACGCTAGTGCTGTTTCGCTGGACTCGGAATATGCGAGGCTTTGTGTTTTTCATAAGTCAAGCTATACAGCCGGTGTCGCTATTGTTTTTTCGTCTGTTGTCGATACTCAAGAACCGCCGCTGATATTTTTGAGGCCGCAGAACAATGGATCCGTAATCCAGCTTGGCGTTTTACTAAACGGTTCGCCAGGTGCGTGGACTGGATGCAGCGTTGTATCGGCGCAAAATCACTCGGGGTTGGTGTTCGTAGGCGCCTTCTCTTCTAAACCTACAGCCTCATACGGCTTGAGAATGTGGGAGCCGAACGGGGTTCAGATATTCGACTCTGGTATGCAGGCAGCTGTATTCACCCGGGTCGTGCAAAACTGGACCTATACAAACTCTACGCAGGATGCGCAGGGCTATGTAACGCATTGGTACTCGATACCTCTCAACTATAGCAGTGGCGACTACTTAATGGTTAATAACGCTAGAATGCCAATGATGAGCGGTGAGAATACCAGTAGAACTACAGGCTTGCGGTACGATTTCGCGGCATCAGTTCTCAGATTTAGTGTGACCGGATTATTTAATCCCAACTATTTATTGCTTCCTGCTGTATTCGGGAAAATATCTGCTTGACAATATGAAGGGTTTAAAAAATGGCAAGACAGGAAATTAATCTCGGTACTGCACCTACAGGTACTGGTGGAGATACCACGCGCAGCGCCGGCGTTAAAATTAATGCAATGACTACTGAATTGTACGCGCGGCAGGCGCAGCTTAAGTCTGCATCAAATCTCGACGCGGGCGTCAACCCAGGAAACGTAATGCTGGTTGGTGCTGGTGGCTGGCTTGGAACAACTGCGGAAAACGCTACCACGATCAACGATTATAAGACCGGCTTCAAGTTGATCCAACCATCAACCGCCGGCGCCAGTGACCTGGGCTACCAGTACGGAGGAATGCTCACCCTGACTTACGACGCGGCAGACAACCGAATTTGCCAACTTTTCTTCGGCCAGGTGCCGGGGGATGACCTCAAGTTCCGCTCCGGCAAGGCCGGTACCGCGCAGATCCTGAAAATTTACCACACCGGCAATACCACCCGAGCCCAAGACGGCACACTGAAGGCGATCTGACCATGGCAAGAGCAGCAATTAATATCGTGGGCGAGACCGGGGCGTTGTTCGATATCACCTCGCTCGGCGGCAAGGATGTGGGCAGTTATCGGTCAGGCGTGGGCGTGTATTGCGTCACTGGCACCCAGGGCATGGTCCCATTCCCGCCGGTGGATCAGGGCTGGGGGCACTCGCTGCACCCATCGGAGAATGCCGCCCAGGTTGATATCGTCTTCAGCGATGATCTGTTGACTGTCACGGTCACAATGGATGGTGAGCCCTATGACCTGAAAACGATGATCACGCTGCATATTCTGGTACCAGAGTTGCCGCACGAGGATATCCCGCCTACGCCGCCGATCTCGAGCAACCCCCTGGATACAGCGCTGGCCGAGATACAGCGCCTGCGAGCAATCGCGGATTACGCTGTTGCGCCGCTCCAAGACGCGGTTGACGTGGACGAGGCCACGGAAGCGGAAGTCGCATCGCTAAAGGCCTGGAAAAAATACCGAGTCGCCCTCAACCGTGTTCCGGATCAGGGTCAGTACCCCGACGCAATCGAATGGCCAGTCGCCCCAGCGTAACCGTCACCGCCTGACCGATACCCGCCACTGAGCGGGTTTTTTATTGCCTGGAGAAAGATATGCCTATCACCGAGCAGCAGTTGCTGCAGATACTCCCGAACGCCGGCCGCAATGCCGGCGTTTTTGTTCCGGCCCTGAACACGGCCATGAACCACTACGGCATTGTGGGTGCCGCGCGCGTTGCGGCGTTCATCGCTCAGATCGGCCACGAGTCCGGGCAGTTGCGCTGGGTGCGGGAGATCTGGGGCCCCACCGCGCAGCAGCTCAAATACGAAGGTCGTGCCGATCTGGGCAACACCGAGAAGGGTGACGGCTCCAAGTACCGTGGGCGGGGTCTGATCCAGGTCACCGGCCGGGCGAACTACAAGGCTTGCGGTGAGGCCCTGGGCCTGGAACTGATCAACAAGCCTGAATTGCTTGAGTTTCCCCAGCACGCGGCCATGTCGGCTGCCTGGTTCTGGTCGACGCGCGGACTGAATACGCTGGCGGATCAAGGCGAGTTCGTGAAGATCACTC